ACGAATGTAGGCACGGTAATATTATTACCCCTTTATCAAGCCCCCCTGAGGAGGATCTAGCATGTCGACACCTCGTTTCAGATCTCGCTATCGGAATGGCTTTGGTGCAGGTTTGTACCATAGAACCATAACCGATTACGACTCACAGGTCTGGCCAGGCGGCGGAGGGTACATTAACACGTACGGTCCGACCAACTGGAAACCTGTGTTCGCAGGATACGAGGAATTTAACGAGATGTCAGACTTTGTCTGCAGCCCGGGCGAAGAACGGCCTTATAACGCCGTGGTCCACCACCGGAATATTGCTGCTTTTACTCAAACAAAGTATCAGCAGTATTACGCCGGCCACCCTAACCCCGAGTGTTACACTTGGAGTAAGGGATGGCACGAAGTCCAGCCTGGACTTCGTATGGAGGATTATTTCACCCCACCCTGGGCAGATCTAGTGGAACAGCTAGCCTCCATGTTGAATGGATCTGTGAATGAGAACTCATTGCTCGGCGCGACCGCAATGGAAGCGCGTGCAACGATTCGCATGCTCAGTAATCCATACAACCTCTTAAAGTCGGATTGGAGAAGGATAGGAAAGAAACTATCCCTAGCAAGCCTTGCCTCTAAGGCGTCCAATATCTGGCTGGAGACCAAATACGGATGGAATGCCGCCAAACAAGACGTTAAGCAAATAGCTGAAACGTCAAAAGAATTGTTTGGTCCGCAAGCCATTCAGTCTCTAGAAGAGGCAATGACACGGTATAGCTCATCTCGAGTTAGAGCCGTGCCAGGGGACTGGGAATACCTTAACTGCAACGCTGGTATGTGGGATAACCGACCGCGAGGTTTGGTCGGCGATGCCATCGCATTCGGTGACGGTAACTGCTATCGGTATAAAGTAAACCGAAAAGTACGTTACGGCATCTCATGCAATCAGGTTGCAGAAACCGCAGACAGATGGAGTCGCACGAAGCGATTCCTTGATGCCTGGGGTTTCACACCAGCTAAGGCGTTTGAGACGCTCTGGGAGGTCATTCCATACAGCTTCGTTGTCGATTGGTTCGTCGACCCCGTAGGCTTATGGAAGATACCATCCGCTACAGCGCGTCTCACCCGCGTAGACGTAAAAAGGCTAGGATATTCGAAGCTGGATGAAGGACAATACTTCGTCCACCACGCTCCGACCTACGCTCCTTATTACGGGGGTGCCTGGGCCTATATCTCGGACTTTACGCCAATCGGTGCAGGAGGCATTTACGAATGCGTTCCTGGCCGATTCCGTTGGTACGAGAGGCATCCGGGTACACCACCTACAACGGACCTAGTCAATTCCTGCTTTGGGAAAGGGCTTAACCTGATCAATGGTCTGTCAGGTCTCGCACTGTCAGTCCAGCGATTGCTTCACTGAACCGCATTCTCCCACCGTAGAAGGAGAGTTATTATGGCTTCTTCAAGCTTAGCTCCCTATTATGACAACACGAACCAGACCACTTTCGTTTTATCGACACAAGGTGCCGATGAAACAAACTACAAAGTGGCTGGTCGCTCGATCGCACGTCCCTACTCCGTAACTGTTCGTCGGAAGACGACAGCTCTCGGAGCCGCGGGAAACGATCACGTCATTGTCCGGATTGCCCGTGTTGAATCCAACGCGGACACCGGAAAACCCGTTACCGGTCAGGTGACTCTGGACATATCCGTCCCGAAAGATAGCGCTACCATTGATGGTAACGATATCGGGGACCTCTGTGCCCTGATGAGTTCCCTGCTTAATGACAACACAGCTATGGCTGCCGCTTCGAGCGACTCCATTTCTGCGCTTGTCCAAGGTAACGATATCTAGTTGTGGCAGACCTAGACTCTCTAGTCCGGACTGTCAAACCCGGGCTAATTAGCCTGTTGGTCTGTCTTCTAGAATGGCTATTTGCCGCTAGGAGAAAGAAATGACTCTTACGACAAATAGTCGGAGGAGTGAACTTGAGGTCAAACCATTTAACTCTGGAGGTTCAGCATGGAGACATGCACTACCTTTACTTCAACCTTCTACAAAGCTTTCTGTAAAGATGCTTGTGAAGTCCTCCCTGAAGATTCGTCCGATATTCGTAAGTCCGTAGCATGGTTGCTACGAGAAATTGGTCACCGGAGAGATTTTACTCTCCGGGCGCTGACACGACTAGGAAAAGCGCTCGAGATCTCAATGATCTCGGGTGCTGATCTTGTAGTGCCCGCACTCGACGCACATTTCCCCTTACGTGACGAATCTGTCTTACCCCGCTTTATGTATCCGCTCTTTCGTCGTCTCTTTGACGACGAAGGGAAGCGTCTACATCTGGACGCGTCTGACAAGCAAGGTGAAGTCTCCTTCTACTTGCTACGCCAGGCCCTGTTAGCTTTTTCGAAAGCAACAGACATTCCTTGTGATAAAAGTGAGGAAGAACAAGTTGCTGAATTCGTTCAGCGAATGTCTCCTCGCCGTCTTCCGTTTGAAGAGATTGGGTGTTTTCCCAATTACTCCCAGGAAGAATTTCGCAAAGAAATCTTACCGATTGCGCATGCTTTATTACGGCATGTGTTCATCGAAGATGGCCTGCTACATCCGATGCTAACCCAATGGGTGACTAACCCAGTGGGAAGGCATGGTCCAGGTGCGGTGTTTGACGGTTCAAGGAACCGTGAAAAGTGGAACATGAATATCTCATCTCGAATCCAGAGCGATCTGGTCAAAGATGCGTTAGGACTTCTACCCTCGGTTGAGGATAGAGATCCAGACGAGAAATACCTCTCTCGTCTTTCAGTCGTCCCAAAGGATCTGACGAAGAATCGTCTGATTTGTATAGAGACGAAAGAACTCATGTTCGCACAACAGGGTTTAATGTCCGTGTTGTACGATATGCTTTCTTCCTCACTTTTCACTCGTAGAGCTATTCACTTATTCGATCAAGGGCATAACTTCTACGCTTCAAGGCGTAGGGAATTTGCTACAATTGACCTAAGTGATGCAAGTGATTTGCTAAGCAAGCGCTTATGCAAATTACTTCTTCCAAAAGAAGTCTACGAAATCTTAACGCGCTATAGGTCCGATGGGATTGTATTGCCTGATGGCAACATCATGCATGAGTATTCGGCCATGGCCACAATGGGGAATGCATTGTGCTTCCCTGTTGAGAGCCTAATCTTCTGGGCAATATCGCTAGCTGCGATATTAGCTGAGGAGATCCGATACCAATCTTATCGTTCCGTAGCTGAGGTTCTGTGGGTGTTGGAAAACAACCCTTTACCTCTTATCAGAAGACACGAGTTGTACGTCTTTGGTGACGATATCATCGTCCCCAACGTGTACTACCGCGCGGTCACTGATGCGTTAGGATGGGCTGGCATGTCGACAAATACCTCTAAGTGTTGCCACGACGATTCTCCTATCAGAGAATCTTGCGGCGCTTATTGGTATCATGGAACCGACCTACGTGTGGTTAGGTTCAAGCATGCCGAACTAACAAGCACACCTGCCTATCTCTCCGTTTTCGAGCAACTCGAAGACCTAACTGACAAGGGTTTCCACAACCTTGCCAGAGAGATCGCGCTGCTCGTATCCGACGTAATACATTCTGCGTCCCCTGACGTTCCTATACGTCAAGGGATTAAGGGTGGTTGGATACGCTGGAATTCAGAATACCAGCGATTAGAGCAACGTGTCCCTTCATATGTAAATATGAAGAGGCCGGTAACTCTGCCAGGTAGACTAGGCATCTATGCCTGGTTTACAGGTCAGGCTACACGACTCCTCCCCCGGGGGAACACGCAATGTGTTGAATGGGGGTGGGTTCCTCTGACCGCCCGTAAGGGCGGTTAAGAGGATCGAGG